GACGATAACGACCTGCAAGGACTTGCGCAAGATTTAATTGGGTTGATCGATGCAGATACCGACAGCCGAAAAGATTGGGCTGATACGTTTGTCAAAGGACTAGATGTATTAGGGTTCAAGTACGAAGAGCGTACAGATCCGTGGGAAGGTGCCTGCGGAGTCTACTCTACGATACTAGCCGAAGCCGCGATACGTTTCCAAGCAGAGACGATGAGCGAGACTTTCCCAGCCGCTGGCCCCGTACGTGTAAAGGTACTAGGAGCAGAAACGCCCGACAAAGCCGAAGCCGCTGAAAGAGTGAAAGCGGATATGAACTATGAGCTGACTGAGCGCATGGTTGAGTACCGGCCAGAACACGAACGGTTGTTGTATAGCCTAGGACTAGCGGGGTCTGCGTTTAAGAAGGTGTACTTCGACCCTAACTTAGGACGGCAGGTTGCTATTTATATCCCTGCAGAAGACGTTATCGTGCCTTATGGCGCGTCCCATATTGAGACTGCAGAGCGTGTTACTCACGTCATGCGCAAGACTAAGAACGAGCTGAAGAAGCTTCAGGCGATGGGGTTTTACCGGGAAATAGACCTTGGTGATCCACAGCCGTTCCATACAGACATCGAGAAGAGGAAGGCCGAAGAAGGTGGCTACTCTATTACTGACGATGATCGATATGCGATATACGAAGTACATGCAGACCTCATCATTGAAGGCATCGATGATGACGAAGACGAGATTGCAAAGCCTTACGTTGTTACGATTGAACGTGGTACGGGCGATATTCTATCGATCCGACGTAACTGGAGCGAAGAAGATCCGTTGATGCTGAAGCGTCAGCACTTTGTCCACTACGTCTATGTACCGGGATTTGGGTTCTATGGGCTTGGTTTGATCCACATTATCGGTGGGTATGCTAAAGCTGGAACCTCGCTGATTCGTCAGTTGGTTGACGCAGGTACGCTGTCTAACCTTCCCGGCGGTCTTAAGTCCCGAGGGCTACGGATCAAGGGTGATGATACACCGATTGAACCGGGAGAATGGAAGGACGTGGATGTGCCGTCTGGCAGTATCCGTGACAATATCATGCCACTACCTTATAAGGAGCCAAGCCAAACACTGCTTGCGCTGCTTAACCAGATCACAACTGAGGGTCGCCGGTTAGGGGCTATCAGTGATATGAACATCTCTGACATGTCGGCTAATGCGCCAGTAGGAACGACGCTGGCCTTGTTAGAACGTACGCTGAAGCCAATGGCTGCAGTACAGGCGCGTGTTCATTACGCCATGAAGCAAGAGTTTAAAATGCTCAAAGCGATCATGGCTGAGTATGCACCCACTGAGTACGACTATATTCCCATGCGGGGAGAGGTCAGTGCTCGGGTAGCGGATTACATGATGGTGGACGTGATCCCTGTCAGTGATCCGAACAGTTCTACGATGGCGCAACGGGTTGTCCAGTACCAAGCGGTACTCCAGATGTCCCAGTCTGCCCCGCAGATATACGACCTGCCCCAGCTACACCGGCAGATGATCGAGGTGTTAGGCGTTAAGAATGCGGATAAGTTGGTTCCGACTCAAGATGATCTTAAACCTACTGATCCAGTTAGTGAGAATATGGACGCGCTGAACGGGAAACCGTTAAAGGCGTTTATCTACCAAGACCATGATGCGCACATCACGACACACCAAGCGTTCATGCAAGACCCGATGGTCGCTCAGATGATCGGCCAGAATCCACAGGGACAGGCTATTATGTCTGCCCTGCAAGCGCACTTAGCAGAACACTTAGGGTTTAATTACCGTAAGCAGATGGAAGAAAAACTTGGAGCACCGCTCCCTGCACCGAATGAAGAACTCCCAGAGAGTGTTGAAATATCCTTGGCGCAATTAATGGCCCAAGCAGGTACCCAACTTACCCAAGCCCACCAGCAGCAACAAGCACAAACGGAAGCGCAGCAACAAGCACAAGACCCCATTGTGCAGATGCAACAAGCGGAGCTGCAAATTAAACAGCAGGAAGCCCAGCGTAAAGCTCAAAAAGACGCTGCTGATATACAAATTCGACAGGCTGAACAAGAACGTAAGTCGCAAAAAGATGCGATGGATGTGGCTTTAGATACAGAAAAACTTAAGCTTGATCAACAAGAACTAGCTATTGAGGCCCAGAAAGACGGGATTAAGATGGCTATCAGTAAACGTACTGATGAAAACAAGTTAGATATAGAGCTTATGCGGATTATAGAGCAACAAAATAAGGGTGAGTAATGGCTAAAACCATTTTTGACGTGCTTAAAGACAAGCTTGAGGAAGACAAATCCTCGGCACTACAATTCCTTGCATCGGGGGGAGCTAAAGACTTCTCTCAATACAAAGAAGTTACAGGTATGGTTCGGGGTCTCGAAACCTGTATGAACTACGTAGAAGACCTCTCACGCAATATGGAAGAGTATGATGGGTGAAGCAATAGAAACGTTAGCGCCAGAAGAAATGTTAACACCAGAAGAAATCGAGGCACAGTTACCTGTACCAGTAGGGTATAGAGTTCTGGTCGCGTTACCGCAGGTTGAAGAGACGTTCGGGGAAACCGGACTACTTAAATCTACAACAACAATGAGCCAAGAACACATTATGTCAATTATTGGTCTAGTAATGGATATGGGTGCACAAGCCTATTCTGACGAAGATCGATTTCCGACAGGCCCGTGGTGCAAACCCGGGGATTATGTGATGTTCCGTATGAATACGGGCACTCGGTTTAAAGTTGGTGGGGTAGAGTATCGTTTGATGAACGATGATTCTATTGAAGCCATTGTAGCTGACCCCCGTGGTATCACGCGAGCATAAGGAGTAGTATATGCCTTTTCAAAAAGTAGAATATAGTTTCCCTGATGAAGTAGAAGAAAATTTTGAGATTGAAATTGAACCCTCTAGCGCAGAAACAATTGACCTGTCAGGCAAAGATAAAGCGGAGCCTGAAGCAGAAGCAACACGACCTGAAGTTCCTGTGGGCGATGATGACGATGAATATGAGGTTGAAGTTGTTGACGATGCTCCCGCGCAAGACGATGAGGATCTACCAGATGATATTACTCAAGAGGAGCTTGGTGACTACTCTAAGAAAGTACAGAAACGTATTAACAAGCTCACTGCACAACGTCGGGAAGCGGCTAGAGATAAAGAAGCTATCCTACGCGAACGTCAAGAGCTTGAAACGTTTGCTAAACAACTTATGGAGAAGAACAAAGAACTACAGAGTTCAGTTCTTGAAGGCCAAGAGGCCGCTCTAGAGCAAGCTAAACGAACTGCGGCGGGTGAGGCGATCCTAGCTAAACGTGCTTATAAACAAGCGTACGAAGCAGGGGACGCTGATAAGCTAGTAGAAGCTCAAGAGAAGCTAACAAACGCTAAGATAAAGACTGACAGGCTAAGTACTCTTATTCTTCCGGCTTTACAAGAAGATGAAACTCCTGTACAAACAAGAACTGAAGAACAAATTACAGCTCCAGTACCCGTTGACGAACGAGCAAATAGTTGGGCAGCGTCCAACACATGGTTCGGGCAAGACGATGAAATGACAAGCCTTGCATTGGGGCTGCACACGAAGCTTGTCAAACTGGGAGTAAACCCCCAGAGTAGTGAGTACTACGAGCAAATTGATGCTCGCATGAGGCAAGTATTTCCCGACAATTTCGAGGAAGAAGGTGAAGTAGCTAACAAACCGAAAAGACAATCTAATATAGTGGCTCCCGCAACGCGAAGTACAGCTCCTAAGAAGATTACTCTTTCGCCCACGCAAGTCGCACTTGCAAAACGTTTAGGGCTAACACCAAAACAGTACGCTTTACAAGCGGCTATAGACATGAGGAAACAATAATGGCTCAAAACAGAATAGACCGCGAACAATCAACTCGTGAGACGACGACTCGTAAGAAAGGGTGGCAAAGACCAGAAGTTCTGCCTTCGCCTACTCCAGAAGACGGGTACGCCTTTAAATGGGTTCGTGTAAGTACACAAGGTCAAGTTGATGCTACTAATGTGTCTTCAAAATTACGTGAAGGCTGGGAGCCTGTACGAGCAGAAGATCATCCCGAGATAACAATGGTCACCGTTGAAAATGAACGGTTTAAAGACAATGTGTTAATCGGTGGTTTGATGCTATGCAAGGCTACAATTGATCTACCAGAAGAAAGAAATGCGCATTATGAGGATCAAAATAATGCTCAAATCCATTCTGTAGATAACAGTCTTATGAGAGAAAATGACCCCCGCATGCCGCTATTCAATGAGCGAAAGACGCGGGTTACTTTTGGAAAAGGAACTTAACTTTAATTTGAGGAGTCTCTAATGGCTTATCCTACTGTATCAGGCCCTTACGGTCTGA